TCCACACCACGCCTGGTGGAATACTCCATCGCATCGCGATTACGCTGGGCAATCCCCGCCAAGTCCGACCCCATTTCCTTGAGGTGATCGGGAAGATCGGGCGTTGCGCGATTATGGACACCGCCCCTCATCTGCCACTGCTTCTGGCTCCAGTTCTGTGTGTGATCTATAGCTGCCCCGATGGCATCTGCATCCCCCGCCTTGGCCCCAGCAAGAACCTCTGCATCGACTGCCTTGCGAGCCATCAACTCGTTGCGAGCCTCCACCACCTTCTTCTGCTGGCCATCAATGGAGTTCCACGAGGATTTCATCCTCGTCACAGCAGCTTTATCCCCCGCCTTAACAGCAACATCTATACCGTCTTGGATAGACTTCTTGCTGGCCCGCACACCGGGGCCACCCACCTCAAGGGCGTTGAGCATCGTGTTGTAGCCGTCAATCTTCCTGTCTAGATCGTCGATCCGGCTACCGTAGTTCTTAGCCAAGCGGTCCAAGATGTCTGAATGCCACTCGGGAATCTGCATGGTCCCGTTGTCCAGCATCTGGTAACCCTCAAGATGAGAGTTCAGGTAGTCGAAGTTCTGCTGAATCATTTTCTCGGCGTCTTCAACTGTGTTGATCGCCTGATACGCTGGCGTATCCACATCATCAATAATCTTCTGAACATCAAAGTGCGACGATGCTACCCACTTCTGGCCATACTCATAGCTGTTACGGTGAACCTGCTGGGCCGTCCGCTCCATGAAACGGAACTCATTCAGTGCCGCCTCCTGACCTACCCGTGTTGCGGGCACCCGCTCTCCACTTAAAGTGCGGCGTAGCCGTGGATTGAATGCCCGTGCTAACTGCCTGCCCGGCGCACTCCAGCGTACTGCATCACCCGTCTTGTCCATGATGCGAGCCCACGCCTCCGCCTTCCCTCCCGGCGCAAGGTTCATCGGCCTGCGAAGCATACTGGACAACGGACCACGGGCCAGGAATTTAGGTAAGCCAACGTGTGCGGGGCTAGTGAGAGCCTCGTCAAGGTTCAGGCGGGCTATGTCTTCTCCCGTCTCACTAAGTAGAGTCATCAGCGAAGACTGACGGGTGGGTTGCCCTAACCCTCCAGCATAGACAGATGGCTTCGGCCTCAAGCCCGGCATACCCAGTATGTCATCCAACGCACCAGCCGCCTCCGCATCCAGCAGCTTATTGACGCTAAGGTGCATTCCTGCTTGGCGGGCACCCATCTTCTCAGGCAGGCCCAAGGACTGCGCACCCTTGGTTGTTTTTGCCAGATCCAATACGTCATCTAATACGTTAACCTTCGCAAGCGTTTTGCCTGTCTTGGTGGCAGCCTGCACCCCCTTGGCACCCAATCCCATGCCGAAGAAGTAAGTTGAGGGATCAAGCAATACCTCTGCCGCAAAACCCGTCACATCTCCTGCATCAAACCCCGGCTTATTCTCTCCCAGAATCCCAACATTCTCCAGTAGCTCACGGCCACCCACGATATCCGTCTTGTCAGTAAGCCCCAGTTCATCACTCACAAGACCCAGTGGGCCAAAGCTGAGTGCCTCCCGTAGATTACCACCCAATACACCACGAACCGCTCGGGCACCAAGAACGGAATCCAGCTTGCGGCCAACCCACTCCAGGCCAGATAGCAATCCCCCGCCAGCCTTCTTTAAGGCACCCTCCTCCTGCTCTGGGGTAAGGTCATCCGATGGCATGTGGGCTGAGGCTGTGCCAACGTCCACACGCTCGCTCGGCAGCTTTGTCTGCACTCTGGGCTGACGGCTCACCGGATCAAGGCTAATGGGGTCCAGACCAATAGCACGAAGCTGCTTGTTCACCGCCGAGAAGGGATCCTGTGCCCCTAGCGGGTCCGCCAGATATTTAAGGGGATCAATGCGCAGCGGCTTGAATGGATCTATCTGAAAGGGCATGTTCTTTCATTCCTACTCTGGCAAAACCCCATTCATCAGATTGCGTAAAAATGTCTGATCCTCTGGTGACAGGCTCGACATAGCTTGCGTCGCCTTACTATCAAAGCGAGAAGCTAACAAACTGCCAGTAGCCGCCACATTCCTTTCGTTAATAAGACCAGAATCTACCATGCTCCGCAATTCACCCTCTACTACCGCCTTCAAGTAATTTCCACTCAGCGGTCCGCCCGGCCCCACAATCTTCAACCCAAAAAAGGAGTTGGTCTTTTCCACCAAAGTATCAAGCCTAGTGAGAAGGGAGGAATCCTCCTGCTCTAGCTGTTGCCTCGCCTCGTTCGGTGGAACCCGGACGCCAGCGTCGTCAGGTTCGCCTCCGGCGGGATCTTTCGTGCCGGATAGCTCTGCCATAAGAACTTTAAGTCGACGCCGAATAGACACTCGGTCTTGATAGCCGAGGTTTGGATCGGCAAGCCTCGCGATCAAAGCATCTACCATCTTGTACTTCATCCCCACATCCAACTGTTTGCCTGACTCCTCAAAGCCCTGCTTAGTGGCCTCCGCACGCATTAGGTTGGTTCGATAATCTGCTGCTGACTTGTCCCTGGCACTCATAGCCTGAACCATAGCCGACGCAATAGCTGCATCCGCCTTCGGGTCACCAGTGCGAGTGTAGCGGAACTCTCCCGGCTGGATATTATGCTTCCGATACCGTGGATTCCGCATCATGCGCAACCGCCGAGCCTCATCCTTTTGCTCTGACCGCTTCTCTGCGGTTTCCTGCCTCAGCCTCAACTGCTCCTCAGTCGGCCCCTCATCCACAAGACCCATATCCCCAAACTCTCTAGGCATACCACCCAGTCGACGGATAACATCCTCCCGTGTCTCGGCAACACCCGCTGGGTCACGGAAGGGCGTGGCATCTGCAACCTCCTCGCCTGCCCCCTCCAAGCCACCCTTAATGGCATCAGCGGCTATAGTGTCCTCAAGATCAGCATCCCGACTATCCCGAGGGTCAGCATCGCCGAAGAATCTGCCCGCGCCGGCTGCCACCCGACCGGCCTCCGTATCCATCCACTCATCCATCTCTGCATCTACATTGCGCTCCTCACCCACTACTGGCTCTTGCGACATAGAAAATGGCTTTCCCTCAGCAACCAGTTGGTCGTCATCGCTTGGCTGTAGAGCAACTGCCTGTGGGGTGTCGCCTGACGCTGCCTCCTCACCTGTAGACAGGGGTGTCTGGTCAAACACCTCGTCCATCGACAGCCCTGCACCGGGGCTCGTGGCATCCTCGTCCTCGCCAAATGGGTTTATATCCGAAATGTCCCGAGGGTCCATAGTGTCCAAGTCCTCGCCCCATGCCTCGGCGAGGGGTGACTTCGACTCAATGGGAGGCTCTTTTCCCCGAGGCTTGTGGGCCGACTCAAGCGATCTTTGTCGCTTCTTCACCATGTGCCTGCGTGGGCGACCAGTAGAATCAAAGAAGAATTTCGGCTCCCACTTGCGAGGGTCGTACAAAGCCTCGCCCTCCGTGAACTCCTCGAAGTCACCCTCTGGTGTCCGAACATTGATCGCCGGGGCTACCCCTACCGGACGGCCACCCTCCTCAAGCTCTTTCCGCTTAATGAAGTCCGCCGTTGACCCCGCACTACGCTCCATCCCACGCTGAATACCTTCCTCATAGTCCACGTCACGCTGGGTACGCGCAGCAGCTTCCTGCTCTTTAATGCGGCGAATCGTATCTTCACCCATTGAACGTAGTTGAGCCTGCTTGGCATCCGGTCCAGCTAAGGCAAGGTCTGCACCCTCCATAGTCTCCCGCAGTTGGGGTGCATTCCTGCCAGCGTCCATTGATTGGCCGCGAGCCACTTCAAGCTGGTGTTCCAGCTTAAGCTGGCGAGCCCGCTGAAGGTCCGCATCGGATGATGGAAGAACGCCACTGCCGCGAGGGGGGAATCCTTCGGGATTTGCCGAAAGCCGGATACGCTCCTCCGGGGACAGCGGCGATGAAGCCCGCTGATGGTCCGCTAGTTGTCCAATTATGGGATTAACAGGCATCCTGTTTATAACTGACTGCCTGTGGCGTTCCTCAGAATCCAGTATACCCTGCTCCCATTCCGCAAGAGCCTGTGGAGTCATGGCCCTCGTGTTCTGTGCCCTCGCCTTATCCATGTAATCGTCGAATTTTGGCAGCGGAAACTCATCTGTGGCGGCAAATTCAGGTACACCGGGACCACCACGCGACGAGGCACCTCGTGGGGACATGTAGCCCAGCTTCCGCAGATTATCAAGTATACTGTTCTGGGAAAACTCCTTGGACTCCAAAGCCCTATGGTCTGGACCCGATATACGAGGTGGAAATCGCGGATCATTTGCCATTGTTCTTCTCCTCTAGCCTTGTCGCCTGGACAATAAGGGGTTTAATAGGGTTTGGACTAAACCCCATCGTCGCTGCTGCTCTTGTAACTTAATTCGCGCCTGCTCGTTGTAATCCGCGCCTATCATCTGCGCCTGCTGTAAGCCTATCTCATGGGCTCGTTGCATTTTCGCTCGCTCCTGTTGAGCCTGCTCAAGGTTCCGCTGCCACGGAATCATGGTCTGTGCCTGCCGTGCCCCAAGCATAGCCTGTGCCATCGGCGCTAGTCCATACCGGCTGCGAGTGCCCACGTCTGCCGCCATGCCACGGCCTGCCTGACCTAGTAGGCTTTTCTGCATAGGTCCGGATTGCTGGAACAATTCTGCAATACGGCGGTTTGCTTCTAGTTGGGGGTTCTCTCCCCTTTGAGTGATAAACTCTCTCGAAATACCGGGGTCTACCTCAATGACATTCCTTGTGCCAATCTCCTCATCCAGAACATCCTCCGGGGGAACACCACCCGGCAATGGATCTGGCCAGCCATCCTCGTCCTCATCCTCTGGAGGCTTGGGTGGTGCCGGGGGACCAATGCCGGGGCCAGAGTCATAGTAGCCGGGCAAATGGGCTTCGGGGATGGGATAACCTTCGTCTGGCGATCCTGGGCCACCGGGCGGAGCTACAATAGGCTGACCCGGCTGCTGTTGGGAATATCCATACAGTTCATTAAGTGCATCCCTTAATGCCATTACCCTCCCATCCGGCAGTGTGATCTCCCTGTCAAGCCCGGTAGGATCTGGCTCCACGGCGGGTTCCTCTGGCGGAACCTCTGGTGGTTCTACAGGTGGCTGATCAGGCTGAACGGGTAGCTCCGGCGACGGAACCTCTGGCGGAACCTCTGGTGGCTGTACTGGTGGCTCAACAGGTGGCTGTACTGGCGGTTCCACAGGCGGCTGCACTGGTGGCTGAACGGGTGGCTGAACGGGCGGTTCAACAGGTGGCAGTGGCTGGTCTGGAACGACAGGAGGTGTGGGTGCTGGTGGCTGTGAAGCCTGCCATTCCTTCCATCTTTTGTGAGCATTTATAGTCGTAGCCACTTTCAACACATCTCTGGAGGTCTTACCAAAACGCTTTAAGTCTTCCGCAGTAAAGTTTTTGCCAGACGCAATAAGCGCCCTGAATTCTGCGTCGGAATCCTTTGTTGCCGCCTCTCCTACTTCTGCGAACCTGCCCTTCTCCGGTGCTATCCAGCCTGTCTCTCCAGGCTTCTCCTCTACTGCGGGTTGTACAGCGTCCTCTTGTACTGCGGGCTGTACAGCTTCCTCTAGTGCCGGTGCGTCTGGTACAGGTGCTTCCTCTGGTGGCTGGGTAGCTGCCTCGCCTACTTCTGCAAAGCGAGGCTTCTCCGCTGCGGGAGCCCCTTCGGTTGGGAATACATAGCTGCCATCCTCGTTCTTGAGAAGACGGAAGATGTCGTTCATCATGTCCATGTTCAGGCCCATGCCAGCCATCATCTTCACAGACTTGCCCGTGGTTTCGTTCGTGTCTCCAGATGAGTCTCGGAAGATGTACTTCTGGTCATCCTGAATCGTGGCTTGCCAGTCCGTCTTCTCCCACTTATCGGGAGCCTCGCTCCGACGTATCTTCTCTAACTCCGCCGACGCCTTCGCCTGCCTGGCATTATTGCCACGCTTGTACAATACCTCCCCCTTGAGGCCACCGAGGGCATCCTCTAGCTCGTCATCATCCATACCCATGATGGAGTCAAGCTGGTCTACAGACAGGCCGTCCAGATTCTTAAAGTCCACACCCTCGTATTCTGTGCCTTGTCCAGTCTTGAGTGTGGCGCGGGGGAAAGCCTCCGTTATCCAAGGGCTCTCCTCTCGTACAGCAGCCCCTCTCTCCTCGCGCTCTGCCGTTTCAGTCCGCGACGTCTCCGCCTGAGAAGACCTGATATCCTTATGCTTCTGTTCTCTACTAGCCTGCCACTCATCGTATTGTTCCCAACTGCCTGCCCCGCCGAAATATGCCGGGGCTTCCCCCTTATGCCCTGCGGCCTCCCATTCCGCCTGCTTACTCCATGCAGGTCGGGCAGCGGCCTCCTCGCCCGGCACCTCCTGTGCAATTGAGTCCTGACGAATAACGCCCTCTGCCGCTGTAGCAGGCTGCCCTTCAACAACAGGCTGCTCTACAGCAGCACCCGACTGCCAACCCTGCGGGGCAAGTCCCTTGCCACCCTGATCCTCCCACGCCTGCTGCACCTCTATCGTCGGTGGCGTCGGAGCTTTTGCCTGCGGAACCGCTTCAAACTCCTCGTCAGCAGGATATAAAACTGAACCATCAATGTTTGTGGTAAGCCGCAAGTCATCCTTCAACAGGTCAATACCCAGCCCCCAGTCGTGCATCATTATGATTGACTTGCCTGTAACCTTTTCTGTCCCCGCATAGAGATATTCCTTATTAGGGTCTATCTTGCTTTTCCAGTCAAAGTTCTCCCACTTGTCAGCCGGTTCCTTCCGTTCAATGTCCCTCAACTTCTGCAATATCTTCGGCTTTTTCCCATAAACGCCTCGCATACGCTTTGGGTCATATCCCTGCTGCTGTTGCTGGGCGGCCTTCTCCTCCGCCTTGACGGGGGCTGGACTCACTGCTGGTGTGACAGCCTTCTCTGGTAGCTGCGCCGCAACAAACTGCCGCCGGGTCATACTCTTGCCAGTATTCTTGTTTACGAAGTATCGAGTTCGGACCCCAGCCATGCGAGGAGCTTCTTCCCAATCACTGACATTAAAGGCTTTCGCAGGTTCCTCCTCCATAGCAGCTTCGCCTACCTCTGCAAATCGGGGCTTCTCGGCGACTGGCTCGGTTACGGCAGGCTCCACAGCAGGCTGAACGGCAGGCTCCACAGCAGGCTGAACGGCAGGCTCAACGGCAGGCTGGACGGCAGCCGGTTGCTGTTGTTCCCTCTGCTGGGTGATACGCTGGAAGTCCGCCTCAGCGCTCCGCGATGCTGCCTGCAATGCCCTGTGCTTAGACATCTCCTCCGCCCTTCGCCGAGAACTCATTCCCCGTAACGAGCGAAGCCTCTTTGAACTCTCTCGAACGGCTCTCTTTGCCTTAGAACGCTTGTGGGTTGCCACCTGATATGGCGAGAACTTTGCTGGTGCTGCCTTGGCTGGTGCTGCCTGCATGGAAGACACATACGAGGGGGCTGCTGGTTGCTTGCCAGTAAGCGCTGACCCTAGTGGCTGTGCCGCCGCTGCTGCCGGTTGCGCTGCTGGCTCCTGGCCAGTAAGAGCCTGACCCAAGGGCTGCGCTGCTGCTGCCTGCCTCACTGTTGGCTCATACGAGGTGGGAAACTCTGCCCTCGGTGGCCCTACAGTTTCCAACTCATCGGGAGTCATGTGAGCCTGGATAGGATTCGTCGGCATAACCGGAAGATTTCCCGGTGCCAGTGGATCAGGATAAAAGTCCGCCGTAGAAACAGATGGAACCTGTGTTAGTGGAACCTGTGACGGTAGAGCAGTCCCTTGTCCGTACATTTGATCCGTCCGTGGAGACGGTTGCACTGAAGGCTGAGGGGGCATCATGGAAGTCGTAGGCGAAGGGCTAATTGAAGGCTGTGGTGGCATACCCGGCATTCCACCCGGCTGCTGGTTCATACCCGGCACTCCGCCAGGCTGCTGATCCATTCCGGGGATGCCGCCGGGCGTCTTCTGGGCAACATTGGACTTATCGCCAGCTTTCCAGCCAGTCATATTGCCACCAAGGGCACCTGTAAAAGACTGGGCCTGACCCCCACCGGTTGTGGGCACAATGGAGTTAGGGGTCGTAGTAGGCCCGGTCCCGTAAAGCGAAGACGTAAGAGGAGATGCAGGCGTAACAGGATTCTTGTAAGAAGACGGCTGCTTCGGGGTGGGGAGATTACTCACCGCCGTCTGGCTACCAGCAGCGCCACCACGAACGCGAGCCGTCTTCGGCTGACGTGGACGCTTGTAATTCGGAGCATAGCTAGTCATGTTATCCCTGCACTCTCACGCTCGTCCTCGGCCTCCGCTGACCTCGCCTGTTCGCAAGGTTAGCCATGACATCCTGTGCCTTCTGCTGGCGGAACTGATCCTGCGATTGTGCAAGGGATCGCTCCTGACCCTTGAGGCCGTAGGTAGCCTGAGCAATGTCCTGCCCCCGGCTGGCTGCCGTAGCAAGGTTCTGGAATTCATTCTCCTGACCCTGCTTGTTAATCTGAGCGGCAAGCTGACCACCCAACGGCGCACCTGCACCACCCATAATGTCAGCCATCTGACTATCTAAAGCCGAAGGTGCTGCGGCTTTCGGGGACTGCGGCCAAGGGGGCTGTGGCGCGCCTCCCACGTGCCTCATCTGCGGCCCCTGATTATAAATAGGGCCAGGCTTTTCTATTTTCGGCGGCCTCTGTTGAAGTGAATCCAAAGCCCTTCGATTAGCAAGAGTCAGCTTGGCCCCCCCAGGGCCAGGATCAGCAACCACGCCACTTCCCTGCAATTCCTTTAGGTACTTTTTCGTATCCCCCTTGTCCCAGTCATCTTCTGGCTTCGGAGGGGTCGGTGGTCGGAAACCCGCTACATCAGCCTGTACTTCACTGACGAACTGGCCTGCATCAAAACCATCCTGCTCTACAGCAGCAACATCCGCCAAAGGCTCATCCAAGCCTTCCGTAGGTTCACCGCCAAGGGCTGACGTCATAGTCGAAGGCAGTATCGGAAAATCACGACGAGGATTCTTGGGCTGTTTTGGAGGCCGAGTTCGTCGCTTCTTCTCTAATACAGGATCAGGCTGCTGGTAACGGCCACCACCCTGAGTAACCCGATTAAACAGGCCAACCGGACCAACGGTATCGCCACCACCGCCAGCACCACCGCCCAAGGCAGCCATCCCAAGATCCCTGAGAGTGTCCGCATAATACTTGTCGAGTAGCGCCTGCTGGTACTGGTCATAGGCATCCATCGTCACATCAACAGCACGCTGGGCAGGATTACCCATGTTGAAGTGAATGCCACCCTGGATTCCCGCCAGCACACCGCCCTCCCCGACGCCAGTACCGCCAGCACCAGCCGCACCGCCTGCACCACCCGCACCACCTGCACCGCCGGTAGCAGTAGCCGTCGCAATATTAGATATGCTGCCAGTACCACCTGTCCCTGCTGGCCCCGTCTCACCTGGCTCACCCGTTTGACCCGTTTGACCCGTTGCACCCGTCGGACCCGTTGGACCTGGCGTACCCGGATATGGATATGGATATGGATATGGAGTTGGAAGTGGTGGAATTGGATCTGGAGTCGGAGTTGGTGGTGGCGGCTCCGTAATAGGTGGCGGCTCCGTAATGTCAGGATCATTGGGATCCCAGTCGACATTGTCCGGCACTCCGTCGCCATCCGTGTCTATACCGTATCCGTCACGTTCGCTTGGCACCTCGGTTTCTGGAGGTTGTATCGGCTCAGGTAATTCAGGTCTTTCAGGATCACCATCAATAAATAAATCGCCACCAGCATTCTCCAGCCCCGGAGTAAGCAAAGGTGAAATGACATCTCCACCCTGCTGGCCACCCAGGAGTCGCTGTACAATTTGCGTCTGTTCAGGGGTCATTCCCTGGAATAATGCCGCCGTATCTCCCTGAATGGCCGAAGGACGTGGTTGTTTCATGTGTACCATTGTAAATCCCCTAAAGCCCTAAGCCCGTGCGTGAGTTGTTGAGTCGCTCCAAGCACGCCACATAGATAAACGGCGGAACAGTATCCACTGAAACTGCACCATGCGACAATGCGCTGCTCCCGGTTATCGTGTGTGAAAGTGCTGGTGTTGTGTGTGTGTGGGCGTTTGGTGTTGGCGTACTCACCATATTCCCGGTGTGGTTCAAACTAGCTACGGCTTGTGGTGTGCCAGATCCCGCTGCAACTGTTGCGGTATTATCCACCTCGTGTGTGTGTTGCGGAAAGTCTCCTGACGTTGCTCCACTCGTCCCAGATCCGTGATTCGATATAGCTACCGCTGAATCAACAGAACCGCCGCTGTGGGAACCAACTGTAACACTATCCGTTTCCGCACCTCCGGTAGACGTATTATCACCCACCGAAGCCCATTGTCGCAGAAACCGCTCGTTGGTGGCAATGTCCAAGGCAGAGCCACCCTTCGCCTTCGAGTTGTCTGACCCGTCCATCACACCCCAGCCCTTGGGACTGACAGCATTTCCGTTAATGTCATACCTCACCGTGCCTATCTGGTCGTCACCATAGCCGGGGGCCATGAAAGTACCGTCGTTCATCTCAAAGAATGCTATCACGACACCCTCAACTACATTGGGGTCGTCCCCTGGAGTAACCGGTAGGTAGATCGTGATATTGGTGTTATCCGTTGTCCCGTTCCCCCGAAAATCAGTTGCCTCCCTGCACAAAACCGAGGCCATCCCCCCACCCTGACTCGGAGAACCGCCACCCGAATAGTCCCAGTTGTGCTGGGCAACCGCCCAGCGAGAAGACTGAATACTCGGAGCAACCAAAGACCCCTTGAGTGTTATCGCACCATTATGCTCAAGAGTAGCCTTTGGGTTGGTAAAGATGTCTCTTAGAATTGCCACCTGATCTGCGGGCATACACGCATCTAACAGCCGGTCAAATTGGGCAGCATGACGAGAATACATCTACTCCTCCACCCCCTCGACCGTAATGCTCTTGATCTCAGGCACATCATCAGCCGCATAGCCACGCAATTCCACTGAAACCTCATGGTCGCCGTGGGATGTCGAACTATACATCCCGTCAAAGCGGAACTTCTCCCGGCCCACTGAATCTTCCAGCGCACTCCGGGCCAGCTTCATAAATACAACCGCATCTTCCTTGTTTGTCTCCTGAATCTCCACCGCATCCCCAAGTTTCTGGGACATCGCATTCGCCAGCGGCGTTGAACTGTGATTGTAGTAAAACCGTACATCAATACGCTGGTCGCCAGTCGTAGGCTTGAAATCAATCGACACTTCCCGCTTATTGCGAATATCATCCTCTGGAAAACCAAATGCCTTCGATTTCCAGTTCCACTCAATGGCACCAACCACATACTTACTGGTCGTGTCCGGGTTTGTCGTCCATGCGGCGACCGTAAGCTGCGTACTCGTCCTCGCTGTGATCGTGCGGCGCTGACCCTTGCCCGTTCCCTCGTAAATGTACACGCTGGAACCAATAACAGCCGCCGCAAAGCTCGCCCCGGAGTCCGTAAGCGTTGTACTGCCCGATCCTGTTGCCGTACCCGTGACCTCGGCTGTCACAACGTCCGTATTGCCCTTGTCAGCAATGTAAATGTTGGAATCTTCAGCCCCAAAGACGGTGCGGGTTTCTCCGCTAATCTGAATCGTGGCGGCAGAGCCAATCATCTGGGGAAACTCGTAGTTATCCCACGTCTTGCGCCTGATGTTATAGACCAAAGCCCGTGTGGGGTAACTGCCGCTGTCTCCTATGAAGGAAACAAAGAAATAAGCCCTGTTTTTGGCCCTGTCCACTTTGACATGAAACTGGTCCGTCTTGGTGAAATCTAGCTTGTCGCCGTCACCGTCTTTTCGCCATAAATCCTGTATCTGGGCACCGATTTCCTGCGATCCACCACCAGAGAAAATGTAAGGCCCAGAGTCATCCATCATGTACGCCGCATTTTCGTACACATCCCAGCAAAAATGGTTAAATACGCCCCGATCCTCCACGTACCGCACGCTCCCGTCTACCGTGGGTAGCACCGAGTAGGAAAATGCGTACTTGTTCCGCTTTCCAAAGAGGAAAAGGGACGATCCAAGAGGCATCGCACCAATGATGTCGTCGTCGTCATTGGCAGACTCCTGCACAGTGAAGACATTTACCGCCGGAACGCTCTCTGGCTCGTCCGGCTCACTGAAATCCACCTGGCGGCGGTTACTCTGCTCCGGCACAATCGTATATGACGTACCAGAAGATGCCGAAGTCGATGCGTCCACAGTCAGGGACGTGGCCGAATTGAAAACCGTAATCTTCCGGGGTGCTGTCTGACCGGCAATCTCAATATATCGCCCCACCATCGTGGAAACCCAGTCAGTGCCGTTACCCGTAATAGCCGTGCCACTGGCCGCAACCGTTCCCCGGTTGTACTTTACCGTCCCCAAATAGAAGTACCTGTCCTGAAACTGGACAACCACCGGCCTGTCATTCGGCGGAACTTCAAACCGGCGGGCTACAATGCTGTTATCTACCGGCGGATTCGACAAAACAAGCAGGACATCCGAAGCACTACTCAAGTTCAAAGTTACATCGTCCACCTCGTCGGTGAAACCACTCCCAATAGACCCATAAGCAATCGTCGCCACCTTGAACAGAACATTCGTCACACCCGCCGTGCTGCGAAATAGCTCAAGTTTGTACTGACCCCGTGCTTCTGTCGTTGTAGATAAAGATGACCAGGTAAAGTCATCGTTCTCCAAGGCCGTTATCTTTGTAAGTCCGGTTAAACTGCTAGGAACAGCCGTTGTTGTGTCGTCAATGTAACGATAGCCGAAAACATAATCCCCAGCCGTCGCCCCAAACCCGTCCTGGCTCCATGTTCCACCCGATGTATAAACACCATCAAAAACCGTATCACTTAGGGTAAATACACTGCCTGACGCACTCTCAATAGTAAAACTCTGACCATTGAGGTCATTTGCCATAGACCCTGTACCAACCACGTTGCCAAGTCGTACTACGTCACCGTTAGACAGGCCGTGAGAGCCAGTGCTGGTTATTTTGTACTTCCCGCTGTTGGTCACAATGCCGGAAATGTCCCGGCCCTTGTCGCTGGTATCAATAAACGCACTGGCAATCGCCGGAGCCAAAGCAGGGGCAGTTATCCCCAGAGCCTCCACGTTCGTCGTTGCGCCATCCCAGCGAAAGCCCCGCTCTATACCGTTAACACCAATCAAGTCCCCCTGACGGGTCTTACAGAAGCACATGCGCTGAAATGTGTGGTAACTGCTTGCAGAGATCGTGGTAGTAGACGTAAAAGTGGCAGGCTGCATACCGCCACGGACCCTTAGCTTCCCCGCAGAGGTGGTACTGACATTCTTCTGGCTTATAGCTGCGCCCGGCGGTAAATCACCAGCGTCAGCATCAGAAATCTGACCAATGAAATCACTTATTTTGGGCATGTTATCTAACTAGGTGTCTGTTGTAATCGTGTTGCCAAGATGCCGGAAAAGGTAGTGGTAACGCGAAAAAGACCCGCTAGTTCGGTAACTCATGTGGCGAGCCTCAGCTTCCAATGCCCTTCTAAGCTCTACGTCTGCAATTTGCTTTGCAGATGCCATGTCCCTCAAATCATTAGAGAAACGACTCAAGCGATACTCTAGCTGGGCCTTCAAAGCCTCAACCATCGTGTCGTTCATGTCGATAGGATCAGATACCACCATCTTATCCCCAGAGTAAGCCGTCGATAATGTTCCGTCGATAGTTACGGTGGTAGTCGAAAGAGCCGTAATTCTATGCTGCTCTAAGAATGGATACGTTCCGGCAAGACCCGTTGGATGAGTCGCAGTGCTATCTGCCAAGCGAATGACAGAACCCACCATGCTCGCAGGCAAGGCCGTACTGGTTGTTATTGTGCTGGCATCAGCAGAACCAGTTGCCGTGTAAGTACGAGCCTCTGTCTCTGTACCGGCCCAACGCAGGGTACGAGGGCGCCTGCGATAAATAAAGCCCAGAGGCTCGGCAGTATCGGGGCTGGGGTCTACCCAAAGCGCCCAACGTCCAATACTGTCTGGATCTTTCATAATCGTCCACGCCCAGGTCTGACCTGAACTAGTTGAAAACCGCTCACGCTTCAACCATTCTGTGGGAGTAATGTAATGAGGAACCCAGTAACTTTTCTCCACAGCAACGTCATAAAGACGCCACATATCAGACGGGAGAGGATAAGCCCTGCGGTAAATCTCATAGCTCGTCCCAGCAGCCACGTCGATAGCACCGGGGTTTGAGTCCTCATCAAGCGTAATTGTTGTGCTACTCTTTCTGTCCTCGATGGAATACACAACATCATCAATCCGAATGCGGCCATACTTGGCCCATGTGGGCCACGTCCCGGCAGCAATAGTCACCAGCCGCTCACTAGCACCACCCGTGTGGTCGTAAGTAATCGTGCTGGAGCTTTGATTAGCATCAAGATCAATGCGGCCCTCGTCCATGTGGTAGTCCCACTCAGCCGCCATAGCAACATCCTTGTATGCACCAAGGATTGCCTCTTTGAACAGGCGCAGGTCTTTCGTCCTCGCCCCACCATCAGTCAGGGCGGTCACGTAGTCCAGCATATCGCTGTACGTTAGTACACCATCGTCAACGGCCATGCGTTTTTAACCTATCATCGGGCCTTGTGGTCTCATTCCCGGTATCCCTGGCATCCCCGGCGGCATCCCTGGCGGCATCCCTGGCATTCCCGGCTGCTGACCCTGCATCCCCGGAATTTGGGGTGGAGCCAGCTTGGGCGGAGCTATCGGGGGCATTGCTGCCAACTGATTTTCCAGAGGGCGCGGCGCCTGGTCACCCTGCACCAGACCCCTGGCTTCCTCCTCCATCATCATGCGAATAACCTCAAGGTGATTCGGCTGCTGCGGCGGGCCTCCGCCCTGCTGCGCCATAAGTTCCGGCGGTACAGCAGGACCAGAATTTTCCCCTGGGCCACCCGGAATCGTGGGGCTACCACCATTAAGCTGACCACCACCTGGAGGGGGTCCACCCATGCCCGGAGGCATCATGCCCGGAGGAGGACCACCCATGCCCGGAGGGCCACCAGGAAGGCCACCCGGAGGCATCATGCCCGGCGGCATCATGCCTGGGCCACCACCACCCTCATAGGGCGACTCGTTGATAGACCCGCCTATAGCGGCAGCCATCATCTGGGCCTGCTGGAGAGCCTGTGGGTTCTCCTGGGCATTAAGCGTATGAACCACATTGCCCTGTGCGTCTAGTACCTGAACAGGCATTACAATCTCCTTGTCTTTCCTATGATTGCCTCTTTTGGCCTCGCCTCACGCTGAAGGCGACGTATGTGACCCTCTGCAAGCATCGAACTACGACGCTCCCGTGGCGAAAAATGAAGTGGGTTCCTCTGTATCTGTTTCGTTGCGTCCTCGTTCGTCAGGCCCATGCTGCGGGCTATCTCACTGAAAGCCCCCTCCTTGTAAATCTTGTCGTTCAACAGAGAATTAACAAACTCACTGTGACCTAGCCGATCTGGGAATTCCACGCTAACTATCCCCCGTAAGGTGAAAAAGAACCAGGCATGGAAGGACCGCCGCCCTGCTGCTTCTCTAACTCCTTGCGAATCAGTTCCTCAAAGAACCTCTTTTCCTCCTCGGAAAGGTTGCTGGCAGGATCACCAGCCATGTTCCGCTGGCCGCCCAGTAAGGATGACTGCAAGGGATTGCCCTGACCGTACATGACTACCTCTTTCTCAATCGCTGGAATGCCATAACTAAACAGGCCCGCTGGCCCGCCTTGCTAACTGCACGCACTTTTTTGCCATTATATCGCTTCACCGCTTCTTGCTGCCATGCTTCTCTATGACCTTCTCCTTCAACTCCACTAATTTCTTAGGGTTTTTCTTTACCCTTTCTCTGAGGGAAGGATCACTTGCCAGTTCCTTTTGCATAAACCCATGCGTTATGTCATCTGCAAGTCGCTTCTTCTTGATCCGACGCTCCGGTGCCTTGTAATTAACCGCACCCTCACAGGAAAATCCCTTCTCCTTGCACACCGCAAGCACATCACCCGAACTACCCACCCACGCCATAGGATCATTCGGCTTGCCAAGGCCACCCTTATACACCTTGCCCTGTGTGGATATGCCAGCTTTTTTTGCCTCACCAAAAATATGTTTTCGATTGGTGCTTCCCATTGAATCCGCCCAGTCATGGCTGCCCTCAAGGAAATTCCTGTCCGTCCCCTTCGTGCCAGGTGGCCGCCTCTGGGCCAGCATCGCCGCAAAACCGGGATTATTCCCATCCTCAACCAGTTGATCAAAGAACTCGGCGCAGCCCAGCCGATCGCACTCTGCCCGGTATCTTTTCAAGTGTGGATCTGGCATTATTCTTCTCCTACTGAATCCTTTTGCGGAACTTCATCGTTCCCTGTGGCGTCGAAATCGTACCGAGTGCCATGACCAAGGGAGCCTTCTTCTTCTCTGCCAGAAACTGTTCGTCACCCGGACGACGCATTCTCTCGCTATGTACATCTACCTTGCTGGCAAGGTTGGCCCGGAGAATCAACTCCCTACCCGGCGCACGCTGGCCACCGCTGTGGTGTTTCTCCATGTGCCCAAAGTCCATGCCCTCCACGGCACCAAGCACCTTTTTCAAAATCTCGTTATGATCCTGCATCATTCCACCGCCTTCTTCTCTCGCATGATCTCAAGTTCAAGCTGCTGCTTCTCCTTCTCAATCTCCAGGCTATCCTGCTTGAGTTGAACGTCTAGCTGCTTGCCCTGCATGTCCAACTGCTTGCCCTGCAACTCCATCTGCTTAAGCTGCATCTCAACCTGCTGCTTCTGCTGCTCCGCCTGGGCCTGAGCCTGCATCTGCTGCTCCTGAGCCTGCTGTTGCTGCTGCATTTGCTGCTCCTGAGCCTGCTGCTGTTGCTGCTGTTGCTGCTGTTGCTGCTGCTGCTGTTCCTCCGGCCCCGGACCCGGCTCCTCAGCAACCATGTAGCGGGCAGGATCAAGGTCGTTCGCCTTGGCCCAATCATCAATCAGAGCGTTGTATGGCCCTGGATTCCCCTGTGCCGCAAACTGCTGCAACTGGGGCATAGCAATCTGTGCGAACTCGTTAAGCTGACGTACCCGGTTGACCTTGTTCGGCTTGCGAGCCGTTCCGGCTTCCACACGATAGTCGTAGTCCCGTACCGTCTTCTCGAAACGCTGAGACTTAATCTGCTTTGTCCAGATGTACGCCGCAGATGCCCCCAATATCGGCCTCACGTCGTCAGCAGATAAAGACCACTCAGCAGCCTCCATCTCTTTCATCGCACACGTACTCAGCCAGTCCTCTACCTGACTGGACATATCATCCGGCCTGATAGACACGTTCTGGTTGCGAATTTCAGCCTCCGCTGCACTGCGAATCTGCGTTGGGCCAGATAAACCGTAAATCAACTCCGTCAGACCCGTCCGCTTGTCAATCAGATCGAGTACCTGACTCACCATTGTCCAGATGTCAGAGTTGAACTGCGGGGCATCCAAGAACGAAACAACATCCTGCACGCTACGACCAAACAACTCAGATATCTCGATGTGAGTGTAGGGGCCAAGACCGGACTTAATCTGATCCTGAATCTCTGCCCCCGCTGCCTTGGCTATCGCTATGTAAGTCGTGCTGGACGCCGCAACCTTGTCAGCCAGGAAACTCATGCACCAGTTGACAAAACGTAACTCGCCAATGGCAGGCTTAATCAATGAGATAGGCCAGATTTCCTTCGGCTTATCGTGGAAGGTGAGCTTGCTGAAAGGCCAGCCCCCGTCTGTCCAGAAAGGAATCGGCCACTGAACCTGCATGAACACTTCCTCAAAGCTCTTGTTCTTCAAGTCCTCTGAGGGGAGATTCAATGGGAAAGGCACGTCGCGACTGATAGCCAGGTAGTTGAAATCACCAAACTGGCCCCAGTTGTACTTCGACTTCTTCTCGGCAGAACGAAGACGGTCACCAAAGCCGCACTTGGTGTACACCTCCCAGTATTCCAGAAGATCGAAGGTCTTGCTGTCCCGCTTCTCACTGGACGTTTTTCCGCCCTTCGACTTGTACATCCCCTGAGTACCCAGCGACTCCATGTTCCCAGTAAGCTCCCCTTTCAGGTTGAACTTCTTGTCTACAAGCCATGTCGGATGAACGACCCGGCGGGCAATCCACTGGATGTCTTCCCAATACTGAGCATCGGGATCTATAACAAGATCATCAACAGAAAGGTAATGACTCTTGGGATGCCGGATCTCAGAACCCTTGGGCTGGTACATCTCTGTCCAGAGAAGGCCCATCCCCTTGATAATCGCCTCGTTGATCGCACGACGACACTGAGTTTTCTTGTCAGCCTCTTGCTGCAACCAGTTCAGGTAATGCTCCTTGATCGAAGCGTGAGTTCGCTTGATCTCAGAGATAAACTTCTGCTGGGTCTGGAAGTGCGTATAGTGCTGCTGCTGCTGGGGATCGTCCGGGTTAATCCCCAAAGCCTCCGGTGAAACTTCCGGCCCAAAACGGGGAGTCACCTGCAAGGTTGGATTGCGGTGATATAAGACCGGCCCAAATAACGCCACGGCCTCAAACACGCGATTCACCGTCATGCGAAAGGTGGGCGCAGCCCCCTGGGATTCCTTGTCAAGGAAGCCGCCGGGAGCTTTGGCGTATTCACCCTTCCACATCCAATCATGCGGGCCATCGAAGAACTTCATGCACTCATCGGCATACTTGCCAAAGCGGTCATGCTTGTGCTTCTTGGCGTCTTTTATCTTCTCTAACCACAAATCCACAATAGGAGCAGTAGGGTGAGAAGATTTATCCCATTTAGGCATTTACCTCTTGCTCCTGCGGTTGGTTCTCGTATTCAGCAACCTTGATCTCAAGCCATTGTCGCTTGGGATTACCTTTGAACTCAATCCCCAGTTCGATTGCCCTTGATCGCAGGCTGGAGTACGGCTCCTCAATCGTTTCCGGGGCAGGAGGGCGGGGGGCGAACTGGCCCTCTAGCCGGTCAAGCCTAATCTCAATCCCCTGTCTCTCAACAAGCTCCGCCTTGTGAAACTCCGTGAAGTCCCATGCGCCTGCCTCACGGTGATCCACATTGAGCTTGAGCTTGGGATCATCTATATGGCGAACAGATTCAAAGTGCCCGCCGTCTGCCGTTCGCACCACCACGTTCCTTCCAGAACGCGATATGCGAATGATAAAGCCAACCCGCACATCCGAACCCTCAAGCATACCCGTGGGGTAGTAGGTGACCGGCGTGCCGACGACAACCTCCGGCATAACAAAGTTATGAAGTTCTTCATTCGTAGGATCATCCATCTCTCATTCTCCAGTGGGTCCAAGGTTAATATAGGAGCGGTGACCACCACCCCTAAGACTAGAATTCATACGACGCTGCTTCGATCTCTGATTCCGTTCCTTGATGATCCTTGTCACAATCGTATCCCTGACCACATTGTAGGGAGGCTGGATATAATTCATTCCATGAGCCGCCGCATATTCGCACGTTTCAATTGCGTGGCAATTTCCCCGCCTCATCCCCTCGTCTGTGACAAATCCATTCATTACCTTCTTCTTGAAACGGAAAAACTCCCGTACAAGATTCGGGCACGTTTCCATGACAACCAACATCTTGGTCGTACCACTAGCCCCTACGTGGAGCAAATCTCTGAGCTTCATCTCCCGGCCAGTGATGTCGTCACTGCCAGGATAAAACCCGCTGCCTGTCTCCACGCTCCTCACACCCCTTTTTTCCAGTTCCCGTGTGTACTGAATTCTCGGTAAAACACCGCTCGCTATTTCCCTGATCCGGCCCCCGTGTGCATCAATTATAAACGACTGGAATATATGATCCTGTGTTTTTCGCATCACTGCTTCTGCGAAAATCTCAGCCGTACACTGTTGTAAGTAAAGCTCATCATAGCACACTACATGATCCCCCAAAGCAGGGGGTGGAGTAGCCCAGAATGTTGCTGCACAAACACTGTGCCCTGGATCTACCACCATATACCTGCACCAGTCTTTCGGTGGCTCTCCTTTGGCTTCTGTGAGTATTTTCTGAACCTCTGTGCGTGGTTCTTCGCGTCTGATAGCCCGGTGGAGATCCTTTGAGAAGGTGGGGTACATGAGGACGCTATCTGTGACCATCTCCCCAAGGGCACGCTTGCGGTATTCGTCTTCGCCCCGTTTTCGCCACCGTTTGATGTTCTCCTCTTTAACCTGCTTCGGCATGAACGGGTTGTCGAAGATCGTTGCCCGGATAACGACCGTCGAGGCGTTCTCCAGCTTCTCCTCGTCCTCCGCTCGCTCGCAGAGGTTCACTAGGGCATCGTTCTTGGCGTGAGGAAGTGCTGACCACCTTAGCTTTCCCTCCCGCATGGAAAGGCGGGCAATCATTTCGTCGTACCATTCGGGTCGCTCAAGGTCTTCGTCAACATGCACTATGTCGGCCTGAAAACCGGCTGCCGGTTCACCCTTGCTGCCCATCGCGTAAATCGTCCACCCATTATGCAATTCGCAAACCTCAAATACATGCTGCGCCCGCTTCTTCCATGCAAACCGCTTCACATATCGAGGCGGGATCAATGGCGGGGCTGGCTTGGCCTTGTCTTTACTTGCCCAGTCGCTTTCAACCCACGGCTTCCACGCCCGGAAGAACCCCGTCTCCTCGTCCCTGATAATCTTAAATGCACCGGCCCGGAACAGGTACTTGTGAATCACCCTGCCGATATGGCCCTCGTCCATGCCCAAACACACCATCACCCCGTTCTCCTTGGGGTACTTGTTATAAGGGTCTTGGCCTGTGGCCGCCCTTGCGTCTTCAACAAACGCACAGAGCGACTTGCCCACCTGGTTTCCAGCCTGTATGAGGACTTCCTTGGCATTACTGGCGTGAAAATCCTCCTGAAATGGCAGAGGCTCGTAGAGTCGGAGCGATTCGATGCGACGGCGAGAGCGTTCTGCATAAAGCAAACGCATCTCACGCTTCTGCTGCTCGGTTACTTCGGGCCTGTAAGAATCAGGAACCTCAGCCGCCTCAAGAGGCCATTGTTTCTCCGCCATTTACCCTAGAATCCTCCATTCCAACATTCTTTGATCCATCAATAGGGTTGAACATAAGCAAAGCCTTAGCGGTAGCGTTGATTTCGCTTTCCAGTTCCTCGTCAGTAATTCCGTCTAGGCTCTTTTCAGCAGCACCGGATTCGCTCACCTTAACGCCAAGGCTGATAATCGTGTTAATCTGCTTCCCTCTCGCCGCACTACCCGGCTTAGTGCTGAGATAGTTGGCGAGGAAGTGCTGTGCGAAGCCCATCGGCCCGCCAAACACCTCCATAATCCGCTGATATGTCTCGGCCATGTGGGGAATATTACTTCCCCCCGTGACGAGCGTATCAAGCAGCTTGATTCCCCGTTCTTCCAGCTTTTGGATGCGATCATCAATCACATCATTTTCTTTCCGCTTCTTCTCATCCAAGCGGCACATCTTGCAGACGGTCTTGAAACCGTCCGCCTTACTGACATCCCGATGGAAATACTCATCGGTCAGCGGGAAATCACCGCAGCATTGGCTACATCCTCTGGTTTCCATTTATCACCTCGCACCCGGAGAACGGCGACTACGGCCCCTCTGAATAGGCGGCCTTGCGCCCGGAGGAGGGCGTCTCGTCCCCCTCTGAATAGGCGGCCTTGCACCCGGAGTCTTCCGCTGTGCCGGAGCCTGTGAAGGCTTAGCGGGAAAACCCGGAGGAGGCTTTGGCCCACTAGGCATACCGCCGCCCGGAGTAGGCATTCCACCCATCGGAGGCCCACCACCCATTGGAGGCATTCCGCCCATCGGGGGAGGCTGCTGTGGACCCATAAACCCTGGCAACATACCGGGAGCATTAACCGGAGTTTGCACAGGAGGTGCAGCCGGGGGTTGTACGGAAGGTTGCATCGGAGTGTCCGGAACGCTCGGCATAGATGGCAATGGCATGTCCCCGGTTCCTACCGGAGTTGTCGGGACCGGAGCGGGCGCAGGGACTGGGACAGGAGAGGTATCTGCCGTGGTGTCACCCCGCCGCTTAGCCAGCGCCTCGTCGTACATCTGCCCGCCTTCCGGGGGATTGTAAGCCTTAAACTGTTCACGGGATGGCAGTCCACCACCAACAGGTCCGCCGCCAATGGGCTGCATTCCACCGGGCTGCATCCCTGCACCACCGCCACCACCCGGAGGTGTCTGGGCCTGTTGCAGTTCTTCCAAACGAGATGGCCCCGCTGGATGCTGATGCCTGTAAGTTGATCCAGGGGAATTTCCGTGATGATCTACACCACCACCGCCCGGAGGTTTCGGCTCACCGCCAAAGGATATTGGAACGCCCGGTGGAAGTTGTGGAGGTCCGCCCGGAGGTTGCTGTGGAGGTCCGCCCGGAGGTTGCTGTGGAGGTCCACCGCCACCACC